GTATTGGTATCAGCAATTGGTGCGGCTTCTGGTATACTAGAAGTAAATTCTGGAGTTTTGAAATCGTATAAAGAGTGTTCTATTTCAATATCTTTATTAGATTCATCTTTCAGTGATAATACAGCTATATAGTTTTTTTTAGGACTTAAAGAATCTGACATTTTGATGTTTAAATTTGTTGTATCTAAAAACATTGACTCAGTTTTTAACTCTTTAAAAATTTTAAATTCAACATTACTTAATTTTAAATCTTTATTGAAATATACTTCTATATTTTTACTATCAATAATAGATAAATATTCGATTGATGTTTCGTTTTCTGAAACATTTGGGTTTAAAATTTTTGATTTATCTCATGAAAGATTAAAATCAATACTAGTATCAAGTCATTCTGAAACAGAAACTAAACTGTAGCTAAAATTATCTATTAGATCAGAATCTAATTGTATTAAAACTTTTTTCAAATTATTAGAGTCTTTTTCAGATGAAACAATTAATAATTCTTCTAAAATTTTTACCTCAGAATTTTTTGAAATTCAAGGCAAATTTTTAGATAACTTAACTGATAAAGTCTTTTCATCAATAAAATCAATTGAGTCAACTTTTATTGAATTTGTAGATCAAATATCTACAGATCATGTTGAATTTGTTCATGTCGAAGTTGTTTGGAGAGTTACTCAGGTAGATTCCTCAACTGATGATCATGTTGAAGTAGCAAAAGAATAACTAAAATTTAATCAAACTAATGCTAAGATAGCAAACATTTTTTTAGATGTACTCATAATTTTTATAAATTAAATAATAAATAAATGCAGTCTCATTTTATCATAAAATTATAATAAAGTCAAAAAAAATTAGGGTCTTTTTTACTTTTTTTATTTTTTCTTAAAAAAAACAAGATTTATTTTTATTGCAAAAAACTTTTTTTTTAATATATTAAAACTTAAAATGGTTTCGGAGATAATCCTCCGAAACCTTTATTAGTGATTATTGTTCTTGAATTATAGATGTTGCGTAAGGCATTCTATAAGCTAAACCTCTATAACCAAGCATACCATAAGTTGAACCATCTATTAAACTTGAAACAATTCCTGATGTAGTTCCAGACATTCCTCCGATACCTGGTAATTTAAATACTATATTTTCTCTACCTTTTATTGTATATAAAGATAAAACAGGTGCTGGTTTTCCGTTTTCATCTTCATATAAACCGGTATCCATAAATATAGCATACCCTTTATTTTGCTTATTGTTTGTTAAGAAATCATCAACAATAAAGTTAATAGTATTACCTTGATAAATATAAGTAGAGAAAGTAGCACCAACTGCTATTTCATTAGGTAAATTACCATAGTATCTTATTTTATTACTTGGTTTTCCTGTAATTGAATCTTTTGGAGGAACCATATCTTTTGTATAAAACCACATTCCTGCTGGATTTGTAGCAAAAACTTCTTGTTTAAGAACAGGATGTAATTCTTGATATAAACTTCTTGTGCAAATTGCAGTTATATGATTATCTACAGATTTACCTCTAACTTCTATGATATTGTTTATTACTGCTTGCAAATGTCTTACATGTAAGTTTCCTCTTGTATAATCGACAGTATAAGCATATTGTTCTGCCTGTTCTATCAAACCAGAACCGATAATAACATCTTCATTTTTACTTAATTGTAAGAAACTTCTACCTGTATTAGGGTTTACAGTATTTCTACCCCAAATTAAATATCCGTTTGTTGCTTCTATAAAAGCATTCAAAACATTTTGTTCTACTTTTGGAAACTCATATATTTTATAAGCACCACCGTTATATCTTTCTGCGATTTTTCTATCTTCATCAGAAATATAAAACAAATCTTCCATTGCTTTAAAATCAGATGAATAAGATTGGTCAACTCTAATTTTGGTCATATAGTTAATATGAGTTTCAAAATTAGTTTTCATTTTAGTAGAACCTTTTCTTGACCATTCAGTATTTGCACAATAAGCATACATGGTCTTAGAATTTTGTGTAGTAAATCTTGTATCAATACCGGTATTAGGATTATCTGTCACAAGTCTTACTACGTAAAGGTATTCATCATTATTAATTTGTTCTCCATCAGTTAAAAAATATAACTGTTGGTCATTTTCTAAACGACAAACATCAGTTGTTGCATAAAAATTAGAGTCTAAATAAATTGTTACTTCAGAACCACCAATACCTGTAGAAACACAATTTCTAGTAAAAGTAGGAGTTGGTATTTTACTAACATCTACTTTCCATGTGAAAGACCATGTGTCTAAACCTTGTAATTTAGTTGGATTTTCTAATCCATATACGTTTCCAAGACCTTCTATTATACCCATCAAGGTATTTTTATATTCCATTTTACTTCTAATATAACCTTGAATAGCATGAGGTCTATTACCAATAAATTCTAACATTGATTGCGCGCTGTAATCTTTGTTAGAAAAACGGCTAATTTGATTTTTACTAACTAATCTCATTAAGTTAAATAATTTGCAAATGTTTCAGCATCAAAATCAGAAAAACTAATAGTTGGTGAATAATTTTGTTCTTCTGTTTCAATGAAATTTTTTGAAGATTTAAGTGACTCATATTCTTCTAATAATATCTTATACTCATTAACTATTAAAGGTAACATTTTAACAGCCATAGCTGTATATATCAAACCTTGTGGGTTGTCTATATATTTATCTATAAATCTGCTTGTTTGATTGTTATCAGACTCAAAAATATCTCTAAGAACTTCTTCTTTAACTATATCTGGTATTTCAAAATTATAAAAATCATTTTCTTGATTTACTATATCTATTATAGCTCTTTTTTGGTTTTCAACTTCATTTGAAATTTGTTCAAGTTCTTTTTGTTCTTGTAACATTCTATTATATTCTAAAAGATTATTATAATCTCTTTTTATTTTTTCTATTTTAACGTCATAAGTATCACTTCCTAACAAATTTTCAAATTCCTCTTCAATTTGTTCCTCAGTTAAATCTGGAAAATCACTTTTCATTTTCCAAAAAAAGTAATCTCTATCTTCATATTGAGGTTCTTCTTTAAATTGTAGATTTTCTTCTATGTATTCTTCTAACTCACCATTTCTAATCATTTGAAGAATTTGATACTCTTCTTCTGTTATATCAGGTAGGTTTTTTTGAATAGCAAATTCGTATATATTTAATAATTGTTTGTCGGTGATATCTTCTTTATTTAAAACTATAGGGTCTTCTGGGTCACCAGTTACAAATTTATCCTCAATACCAAGTCTTTCAAAAAGATAATCTCTTAAATGTTTATCATCTACTACATTATTTTTTATGTAATTATCTCTTTGCTCATCTTCTTGTTGAACTTCTTCTTGTTGCCAATTGATTTCCTCTGTCATATTATAAAAATGTTTATAATTATAAAATATTTTAAGTGAATAAACAAAATATTTTTAACAACAACTCTCATCTCCATATTTAAAAATTTTATTAGCATTAAAAGTATGAACTTTTATTTTAAAAGTAATATTATATATTCCATTAATAAAAGATACTCCACTGGTAGTATAAGATATAGTCATTTTTTTATCTTCAAGATTTGTTATTACAGCTCCTCCTGCTTCTGTAATGTCTTGCTCATATCCATTATAAACTGGAATCTTTGTACAATAAGTTGTTAGATAATGAGGTACAATTCCTTGTGATTTTAATTCTTCAATGTCATTTATAAAAGAACCATCATCAAATCTTTCAAAAGTATAGTAAGGAATATTAACTGTTAATCTTAATTTTTGAGTTGTTTTTACTATAATTTCTGAATCGCATTCTTGTTCTGGGCACAAAATTAAATTTTCAAAAAGCTCTTTATTTGAGTTAAACCAGTTGTCTCTTTGTGAATTTGCGTCATTTAAAGAAATAATAGAAGAAAATTTAGGTATATTGATTCCTTTAAAATTATAATTCCCACCTTTTTTGAGTTCTAATACTATTTTATCTTTAGTACAAGACTTTTGAAAAATATAAGTTTTAGAATCAGATAAGAATTCTTTATTATCCTCTGGTAAACAACAAGGAACTGATAAATTAAATAATCTATCTAATTCTTGTTGTGCTAAATTATTAGCATCTTCTTTTGTCTCTGCTTTAAATTTACCTGCTTCTACTACTATTTTTATTTCACAAGGAGTACCATAAGAACAAGGTTTAGTTCCTACTTTTTCTAATCTATCATTAAAAAATTCTAATTTTATTTCTTCACAAAGAGGACTAAGATTTTGTATTTTTTTCTTTAACAATTGATTTGCTAAAAAATTAGCATGTTTTTTTGATATATCTGAAGTTGTTTCCCCTTTATTAACTTTAACTATTTGTGGAAGTGCTTTTCTTTTTACAGTTCTGGTTTTTATTAAAGGAGTTTCTTGAATTATAATTTTATTTTCATATTTAAAACACTTATCGTTTACTTTAGTTGCTCCTTCAGGACATATTCTACTTGTATTTTTCGTATAAGTTTGATTATTCCAAATAACAATATCTGCTGTTCCAACTAAAATTCGTTGCATAGGATAAGTAAAAGATGAATTAGAAACTAAATTAGAAAATATGTCATCTTCTAAATCCCATTGCGTATCATTAGAACTTAAATTTGAACTTATTTTTGTATTATAAGTAATATTATTATATATAATTGTTACATCCCTTTTGCTTATTCTATCATTTAAATTATATGAAGGGAAAAAATTAATAGGGGAAGTATATTCTCCTGTAGCACAATTTATAAAAAGCATACGTGAACCAAAAGCAGCTCCAGTCCAAAATCTACCTAATTCCGCTATAAAACCGTTACAATAAGATGAAACTTCTTTTTTACAATTACTACCATTATCAGAATAACCTTCTGGGCATGTTTCTGTAATACATAAACCGTTCAACAAATATGAATCTTCACAATAAGGTTCTTCAATTACATTATCAGGACAAGGAATAGTTACTTCTTGTTCTATTACATCATTATTATATATTATATCACATTTATCTTTTATCATACAGAAATAGTAATTGTATCAGAAGAATAGGTAATGTTTATATATTGACAAACATTTAATTGTGTATATTCTATAATAACATATTTATTAGATTTTATATTATTTATAGTATAATTTCCTCCTTGTGGATTTCCAAAATAATTAGAAGTTATATTTAAACTAGAAATAGGAATATCTATATTATTAATTTTAAAACTTATTAAGTAATTTGGAATTGTTGAATTAAAATCTATTGTAAAATTAGAATTAAAAATTACAGTATTAGTACCAGAAACAGTAGAAGTTCCATTAATAACTTGAACTATAACTAAATAAGGCTGTGTTTGAACATCTATTATAGATGTTTTACTACCAGCACAATTTGTTGCAATTACTCTTACTTGATATTCTGTTATTGGTAATAGTTCTGTAAATGTAGCATAAGTATTTGTAGTATTTAATGATTGTATAACTACATTATCTTTATATAGTTGAACTAAATATTCCCCACCAGCATTATTCCAAGAAACAGAAATATCTGTTTGTGTTGTATTAGTTATTGTTATTGAAATATCTTCTGGTACAGGCAATAAACAAGAAAGGGCTTTAAATGCTACTACTACTTCTCTATTGCAATTTATTTCGTTAAAATCATATGAATTTGGTAAGGGTGTTATATATTCTCCATCGAGTTTGAAATATAAATATTGATATTTATCGGGGTCTGGATTTTGTACATTCAAAGAATAACCGTTAGAAACTCTTAAATTCTTTGTTGTCACTTTAGAATAATTTTCTTCTATTAGAATTATAGTATATTTAAGAATATAATCTCCTTTTGTATTTTCAATATTTAAACCAAATATTTCATATATCTCTTTAGTTGGTAAATTAAAACAAGATAAACATTTAGAAGCACAAGCATAATCATCTATCATTTTTTTAATTTCATCTTGTTTTAAACATTCAACGCTATTTATATAACAATCAATTCTTATTTTTAAGTAAGTTAATAATTCTATTAAATAATAATAGTCTTGTAAAGGTCTATATTTACAAGACTGATTTATTCCGAGATATTCTCTTTCGATAATACTACTTACTTTTTTATAAATTATGTTATTTACATAATCGTAAGCACTATTCTTGGATATACGGATAGTAGAATTTTGGTTCATCTTCTATATTCTTATTAGAAGTTTTTGTGGTAAATACTACATTTAAAGATTTAACTGTTATAAAATAAGAGTTAATGTTTTTTATATTTTTAGTTACAAAACAATAATCAAATTTATTACTTGTAACATAATTAAATTGAATGTTTTGAGCAGGTTTAGTTGTTATTGTATAACTCTTAACATCAGAAGTAGAAAAATCAAATGAAAATTGCTTGCTTGTACAAAACAAGTAATTCATATTATTTGGTGCTATTGTAGACAAATCAAAGTTTTTCGCTTGACTTGTAGATAAGAAAAAATAATATTTTTCTCCTGATGTTATAAAATTATAATTCATTAATAATGACCGTTATTAACTACAGAAAAAGGCATATTTACCGATATAGCTATTTCAGGTAAACTTTGAGAAATAAATATGTTATATCTTGTAGCAAAATTTAAAGAAGTAGATAAATTACCAAAAGCATTGAGCTTATACCATATGTAAGAAGGTAAATCTGTATTATTAGGAAAATAATTACCGTTAGGCAAACTTACTTGCGTAAAAACATTTAACCTTTCTATAGTTAAAGGAATATTTGATGCTGTCACTTCACTACCAGGTACTCCTATATTACTTCTTCGTGTCATTGAAATTAAATTAGTATCAGTATAAGTACTTGGTAATGTACTATTTGGCGACCTTAATTCGCTTATTTTTGGTATATTAACTGTTGTTGGGTTAACATAAACAACTCCTACTCTTAATAATATATCTCCAGAAATAGGAGATTGAGTATTTGTAGCTTTTTTGAAATTTATATTACTGGTAGTAACATAAGCTCCCCCTGTTTCAAGAACTAAAGCTGTATTATTAGTTATACTCGCCACCCTGCCTATATAATCATTTGTTGTAGCATTAAATAAAAAATCTCCTACAGCAAGTTGTGTAGTAAACAGAGTTCCTGTCCCTGTTACGTTTGCGTTAGAAAGGGTTGTACTTATAGTACCTGTAAGAGTAACACTTTCTGTTATTTCTTCGCTTGGAGTCCCTACACCAGAATTACTTGTAGCTATTGCTAAATTGTTATTATTTACATGATAAATATTTATAGAACTAAAAGGAATCATAATTAATTACATCCACATTTACAATCTTTTGTATTATAAGAGGAACAATTAGAGCATATTTCTATTATTTTTTCATATACATCTTGAACTGTAAATAACTCTTTTATTCTGTTTTCATAATCTATAAAAGGATTTTCTACTGAATTTATATATAATTTACCTTTCATTTCTTCATCAATCCATTTATAGTAAAGTTGTGTTAAAAGCATTATTTTATTTAGTTTTTCTCTTTCTTTAATTTCAGATTCTGAAGGACATTCAGAACAATTTTTACATAAAACATTTTTTAATATATTATTCAAACATTGGTCTATTTTACAGAATACATGCCAAAATCTATATTTTTCTTGATTATCTATATCTGTATATATTAAATTGAAAACTCCATCAGAAGTTACTTCAATCAAAGTTTCTTTATTAGCCTCTAATGTACTATTTATTTCAACAAAATCATTATTTTCAGGATAAATTTGAATTAATTTATAATTTATGTTTAAATTTGAATGATTAGAAACATAAAACTTTGTGCAATCACAACAATCTTTTCTTATTTGTACAGGTTCACAAACGTAAAATTCAAATATTTCTTCTACTAAATGACAACAATTTTGAATACTTACTTTTACTTTATATACACCTGCTTTATTTAAAGTCGGAGTCCAATTATAAGGAGTTGTAGGATTTGATAATTCTACATTTTGTAAATTACTTCCATAAGGGCTTTCTATTGCTTGAATTTTAAAAATATTAGGTAAAGTTCCACAAACATTATTATTCAATTGAAATGTAAATACCAATTGTGAATTAGAACCTTTAATTAAACAACTTTCTATAGCTGGTAAATTCAAGTATGGATAATGTTCTAAAACTGTTACATTTTGTTCAATTTCAGATTGATAAATAATAGGGCTTACTCCTCCACAATTTGGTATTTCTCTTATAGTTAATAATTGAACAATAGTAAATATCCCGGGCGAACAAAAATCATAATAAAAAGATTGTCCTTTATTAACAGTTCCTATTTTTTTTCTTGTATTATCTGGATATTTAATAAAATAATCAATTTTACCTCTGTCGTATGTAGAAGGAGATATTGTCGTTGTATCTTGTAATAAAACTACGTAGCTACACTGTTGTTGAGTAGCTGTAAAAGATTGGTTAATAGTTTCACCTGTTATTAAATCTATTAAAACTGGCATATTAAAAAGGATTCCAATACTTTATGTTTTCTGGTTTCAAGGGTAATAACTTTTTATATTTTTCTATTATGTCTTTTATTCTTTCTTCACCTAATATATTAATCCATTTGTGATTAAAACACTTATCTTCTTCAACATAAACTGTTGTTTTATTGTCTATTCGTAAAGGTATTAATAATTGTTCTTTTCTTTTATTAACTATACTAAAATACTTTTTCAACGTTTTAAATCTTTTTTTAAATATTTCTATATCTGATTCTAAATAGTTTTCAGAATTCATTAATTTATTTTGCAATTCCAGATATTCTTTTTTCATTTTTTCATATGTTTCTCTTTTTTCTTGCTTTCTTCTCGTTTGATATCTGGTCGATTTTTTATTATATTTTAATTCTTTTTCATCAAATATATATTTCATGACTCTAATTTTTTTATTTTATCATTATAAGGATTATTATCTGTAATTTGTAATATTTGCAATCTTAATTGTTCTTCTTTAATTGCTTTATCATCTATCATTTTTGTCTCTTCTAACTTTAATTTCTTTTTATCTGTTTCTATTTTGTGTAAAAGTTCTTGACGTTTTAATTCTATCTCATCTATATTATTTTTCTGATTTTTCAGCTTTTCGTTTTCTTTTTGTAAAGCTTCAATATTTTTTTGTAATTCTTCAAGTTGTTGCTGTAATTGTTCTACCATTTGTTTTTGTTGTTCTTCTTGTTCTATTGAAGTATTTTCTATAATTTTCTTTTTCATAGAAATACTCTTTTCCATTAAAACATCAAAAGCTTTTCTTAAACTTATCATTTGAGCAGAAAGTGCTTGAGCAACAATATCATTAGCTATTTTTAATTTTTCTACATCTTCTATGTCGTCAGAGAAGAATACATTATAATCAGCTATAGTAAATTTTTCAGCATCTAAAGAAAATATTTTATGGTCTAAACCTAACGAATAAGCTCCTATAAATCCTTCTTTATGAGCAATTCTAGCTAAGTTAACAATAGAAGTTAAAGCATGTTTTATAAACATAGAATTATGAAAATAAATATCTTTACTTACTATTTCTGCATTACTAACAGCCATCATGGTAGTACTTTTACCATCTCTTTCTTCCATTTCACCCAAACTTTGTCTAGTAATACCCATTATATTATCAAGTTGTTGCTCAAGTAATTCTAATTGTGCTTGAAGAGCTTGTATTAAACCACCGTCGACATTACTCGGTAAAGCTGCCCCCCAATTACTAAATCCTCCAAGTGATTCTGACCCTTCTTGTGATAAACTAACTATTGTAGGTAAACCTAATTTTCTATAACCAACAAATTTAAACAATCTTTCTTCAGGAGTATTACCATAACTATTAGGTATTGCTTCTTCAGGAATAATTGAACTGCCCGGCATAATAGAAGAAAACAAACTAGACAATTGAAAATAAGTTAAATCAAACATATTTTGTATATCTCTAGTTTTCCATAATATAGAATATGGTTTTCCGTTTCTGTATTTATATCTAAATCCATCATAAGACAAAGTACATTCATAAGGATTCATAAGACTCCTGTTTACATATTTAGTCTTACCACAAGCTATATATATACCAGAACCTACATCTATTTTATAACCTTCATATCTATCTTGCCTATATCTTTTTTTACCTAAATTATTTTCTATATTATCAAGTAAATCTAAAGAATCTGAATCATAATCAACTGGATTGTTTGATATCCATTCTACATGAAATACTCTTACTAATCTAGTTGTATCAAAAGTATCTTCTTGATAATTATCTAATATATTACCTGAACTATTTACTAAATGAGGATATTTTGTTTGATTATTAGAAAAAAATATTTTGTTTATTTTTTCTCTTTCTTCATCTGATAAATAATGTCCAAATTCGCTAATAATATCAGTAGGAGTCATATACTTAATTCTCACTGCTCTTTTATGATTTCTTACCCAAAATTCATAATTATTTTCATCTAAATAAAGCTCTTCAGGTGAAACAATTTCAAAAACAGGGTCTTTTCCTATTTCTTTTATATAAGTTCTAAAATACATTTGACCAGCTATGATTAAATTTTCCATAGCTTGGTTAAATTTTAGTTTTAACTCATATCTATCTATATAATACTGTATATAGTTATATGCTGCAATTTCTATATCTGTCTTCCAATTATCATTATACTTTTCTTTAATTGTTTTTAACAAATCTTCTACTCTTAAATCTTTTTGTTTTTTACCTTCTTGTAAAATTTTAACATTTTCATTAGCATAATTTGTTATTGTTGTTATTAAATCATTTAATATTAAATACTTTTTTTGTTGTAATTTATATTCTATAGCTTCTTTATTTTGACAAGTAACTTGATAATCTAAATGATTTTGTAAAGCTTTATTAACTAAATAATTTATTCTTTTTTTAGTAATAGGAACAAAAGGAATATCAGTAGGATTAGAAACACCATAGTTATTTTTAAGATAACTCATTTCTTCTTTGTCTCTTATTCCAGCTGCAAAGTTAAAACACTTTTTTTCAAAAGTTTTATCATCAGTAAATAATTCGTTTATATGTTTATTAATACTATGTATTAAGTATTCTTTTTCTAATTTTTTAGATTCTGGAATGTTTTCATTAATCATATTCTAATTTCATCAGGTTTTATTCCAAAGACTTTTTCGCCTTTAAAATTTGTATACCAAGTCAAAGGCTTAATTTGAGTTTTATTTGCTATGCTTTTTGGTTGATTGTTTCTTAACTCTCTATCCAATATTTCACACATACCCATAGCAGCAATTAAATCATATTTTTTCTTATTTTCAAAGATATAATTATTTAGTTGTTTTAATAGAGGTTTTAAAAATATTTTTTCTGAATAATCTTCTATATATTCTTTTATATATTCAATATAAGCTCTAATTATATCTGTAGTTACTCTTATTCCTATTTTAGTTTGACTAGCTTTATAACTTTTAATAGTATTAGATAAAAAAGAAGGTTCTCTTGCTAAATATTTAGTCAAACCTTTTTCTACAAAATAATCTTTTATTCTAACTTTTGTATGTTCAAGCAAACCAACGGCGTTATAATAAATATGTAATAATGCTATTTGTTCGTAATCAACTCTTGAATCATCAGACCTGTGTAAATACATAGCGACATATACACCATTAAAAGGGTCTAAAGGATTATTAGGGTCTACTCTTTTTTTTATTAAACAAGCAATTTTTGATAAATCTTTATCGTCTAAAGAACTATCTTTTTTATTATGGTCGACAGAATCTATTCCGGCTATATATAATTTTGATACTTCTGCTTCAGAGTCTTTTACTAAAAATCCATTTTGATTAACAATCCAAGAAGGATGTTGTAGTATAATAACATGACCTTTTGGGTCTTTTCTAAAGTAAACTCCTATAAATTTACCATTTTCATCTTTTTCTTGTACTAATATTCCTACTTCAGGCTCAACTCTAATTAATCCACTTTCTATATCTATTATTTGTTTTGACAATTTAGGTGATTGAAATTCTCTTCCTTCTGCTTTTATCATTGCCTCCTCAATAGTATAAGGATTATCAGCAAAATAAGACATAGCGTCTTCATGAGTTTGACCTGATAAAATTGCTTGCCTTTCTGCATTTATTATATTAAAAGATTCAATTCTTAAAGGATTTCCATCGCTATCTATTTTTTTAACATCGTAAACGGGTACGAACCAACCGACACCAGAGCCTTGTTCATAATATAAAGGGCTATCAAAAGGAATAATAAAATCTAAAGGATTATTTGGTATAGTTTTTAAAAATTCTTCGTTCACTATACCATCTTCTGGTTGCCATACATTTTTAAATTTAACACATCTAAACCCATTAGGATTATATATAACACTTTTTAAACCTTCAATATCAGATTTTTCAACGTTAGATGTACCAAAAATTACGATAGTACCAACAACTTCTCCTGTTATTTCAACTAAAGGTCTGGTAGTATTAATACATTTAACTAAGTGTTTATTTGTACCAGATTCTTCAAATACAACTAAATAGCCTCTTTTACCTCTAACTTTATCAGGAGCTTTTGCGTTATTTCCTAATACAACACCTTGAACAAGACCTCCAGTTTTTATCTTCTTTCTTTCTTTAACTCCGTTATTTTCAAAGACTTTTATTACACCTGCTTCTCTTAGAAAATCTGCAGGTGAATCAGCTAGCATAAATGATTTTTTAAAATAACCATCGGTTTCATTATTTAAAAAATCTATTGCTTGTGAACACTTATAAAATATACCTTCTCCACCTAATTGTTCTGCATAAGTAGCAAAATAAAATACTTTTCTAAATATTTTATTATTATTTTCATCTCTTGCTACAATATTTACATCTCTTGCCCCACAAGCTGCTAATTTTTCAGAATATCCACAACCTCTTGTTTTAACAACGCATAAATGTAAACCATTTTTTTGACAATAATCGAGTATAGTAAAGAATTGCCAGTCAATGAACCAAAATCTTGGATGCCCTAATATTCTATCTGATTGTCCGTCTTTATTCTTTACTACTATTTCCATAGGATAAAAATTTAAATAAAAATAGTGATAACCTGTTATATAAACTTCTCCTATCTTAACACCTTCTAAACATCTTCTTTTTTCTTCTTCCCAAAACAATAACCATTCTTTACTATTAATAGGATGAGGACAATATCTGCCTGTTCTTATCCTCCTTTGAGCCGTTTCAGAGAAATGATAAGTATTTCTTATAAATCCATTATCATCGAAATATGGTAAATCATTCGTCATAACCTATTTCTACTCCTCCTCTTGCATATTGACTTTCTGCTTTCATTTCTTCTATTGCCCTTTTTTCTAATTTTTTCACTTGGTCTAATATAATCTCTGCTTGTTTCATAATAACCATAAGTTCTTTTGGGTCATATAGAAGTGTACCTTTTCTTGCTCCGCTTTGAACTTTTTCTGTAAAATTAACAGTTTTAAAATAAATACCTAACTCTTCTATAGCTTTATTCATATTGGCTATCATCTTAAGAGTCGGTTTTGAATAATTAATTTGATTATATATTTCTATTGCTTTTTTTATTTTTTCATCTATTTGTTTTAATCCTGAAGATTCTAAAGCTTTTTCTTCTTTATTTTCTAAATCTCTTATAGGACTACCAAAATCACACACAAGATATAAATAAGTAAAAGCTTTATATGCTTCTTTTTTATCTTTTGTTTTATCAGATTCCCAAATATCTTTAAATTCTTTAACAAGCAATATTTCTTTTTTATTAAGAAATAAATTGTTGTTTTCAAAATCAAATATTTTCATTCTCTAATATTTTATCTACATATTTTAGAAATACTTCTTTTCCGTATCTTCCTATATCTTCTAATTCAACTGAAATTTTTTTAATGAGTTCTCCATTAATTTCTAAAAAATATCTATTATTAAAATAATATATTAATATATGTTTACCATTTATAACATTTTCAGTATATAAACTATAAACACCATTACCTTTCCAATATTCATTAGCTTTTACACCATTATTACATTTTATTTGCCATTTCATTTTAAGGTAATTAAATATTTAGTTTTATGTAAAAGTTCTAAAATAGAAGCACATATATTTTCTAAATCTTTGTATTCACTTAATTCTTTACTTATATCATAAAAAGTTTTACACATAAATTCTAAATGATTACATATACAACCTTCTTCATAGTTTTTATATTCCATATGAATAAGATTATTAGGTTTTGCTGATAATCCTATACAAACTTCTGCAAAATCATCTGCTAATTCTACTATTTTTTCATAATATTCATTTAGAGCTTTATGTTCTGCAAAAGAATTTGTTTGTAAATGCCATAAGTGAACTTGATTTCTTGAATGAAATAAAAAACTTAAAGTTTTATTTAAAATTCCTACCAAATTATTCTCCTGATTTGGTACTAATATTTTTAATATATTTATTGTATTCATCTTTTGTCCATTTATTTAAAGGGCAAGGAGCTGTTCCATCTTTTTTATTGAGTTCTTCTTCTGTGAAATGATATTTTATTTTTTGCGGTTTATTATCCCAAAGCTTACATCCACAACCTACAGTAAATATTTTACCATTAACCGTAGTTTGTCTTATTACACCATTTACTTTTATAGGTTCAAACTCCCCATTATACACTCTATCGATAGATATGATTTGTTCTCCGTCTGAAAGTAAATTTCTATTACAAGTATTATCAGCACTATTAAAAAGAGGACAAGAAAGACATTGACTTTTTCTAAATTCTTGAATTTCTTCTGAAACCACTCCTTCGGTTATTTCAGATATTTTAGCTTTAGCTAATCCTTTCAGTCCTTGTATATAATAATTTATACTATTTTTTATTTCTGATGACATATGCTATTTCATTTGGATTTAACAAAAGATACATTTCAGTTTCTATTTCTATTATTCTGTAAAAAACAGCATTTATAGACCAACCTACTATATCTCCTATTTCATAATCTTTTACTTTATTACTTTTTTTGAGAATAACTCCTTTTGTTGTTTTCTTTTCTTCTATTTTTCCTTTCTCTCCTACGGTGACAGCTAAAATATTATTAGTTTTTAAAGCAAGAGGTTTAATAAGTATAAATTCATTTTGTATCTCAATATCTGATAAAAGTTCTAATTCTTTCTCTGTAATCATATTATATTTTATCTAAAATTTTATTAACTAATTCTACGAGTTCGGTTTTATTTTCATTGACAAATATTTTTTTTAATTCTTGTAATAAAAATATTGGTTTTTGTTCTTTTTTATAAATTCTTCTAGAATCTACTATTTTTTCAATAGGTTCATTCTTTATTATTCTATCGCCAAGTTGAGTTACTGGAAAAAATATCACTTGCACACCAATAGGTATTTTTGTTCCATCTTCTTTCTTTTTGTATTTTCCATTTTCATCTTTTTCAAATACCATTTGTTTTACTAACATAGGATATTGTTCAAATTCAGGAGTTCCTTTAAAATAAACAATGTCTCCGGGATTAAAATAAACTTTACTACTTTCTCTGACCAAACTCATAATCTAATAATTTTTTAACTAATCTTGGTACATAAGGTACTACATATTTTCTTTTCATATTGTAATGTGTAATTTTTATACCTGCACAATTATAACCAAATTTTTCAAGAAACCAACTTTCAAAATTAGCTATTAAAAAGTATCTCGAAGCAATAGAGGTATTTAATTCTTCTATAGGATGTTTATAGTTAGGAAATATAGAACTAAATGCTCTATCTTTTTCATATGAGAAAAAACGGTCTAACTTAAAATTACCTTTTTTATCAAAAGAAACGCCAGTTGTTATACTATACAATTTATAATCATGGTCATATAATATAGGATTAATTAATCTTTTTCCTAATAGATTAGGATACCTTAAATCATCTATAACTTTTGGCTCTCTTTTATGTTCAGGCAAGGGGATATCAATAAGAGTTTTATCTTCTAACTGATTAAAGTAATAATCTAAAGTTGCTGTTTTTTCAAAAAATATAGCTTTTTGTATTTCTTTTCTTTTTTCTTCATCTTCAATTCTAGACATTAAAGTCTTGTATTTAACATAATTATAATTTTCATTTGATTCTTTAAATCTTTTTAAAAAAGTTCTAACACTTATATATTGTTCGCCATTTTCATTGTAAACTTTTCTATCTTTCCATATAATTTTCATTTACTTATTAAACTTATAAAATCTTCAAACTTCAATATTATATATTCTCCTTGTTTTACAAAGTTCTTATTTGATTTCTTTGTGTATTTATGAGCTATTAAACAAATTTTATCTTTTGGCATTTCTGATATAACTTTATGATAATCAACTTTACTTGAAGTATTTTTACATTGAATATAAAAATCACCAGTATTACATATATCTACTTTTTTATTATCAAGATTTTTACTTTCACTTCTTGAACTAACTGCTTCTGGAAAAAGATGTTTTATCTTTTGTATCACTTCCAACTCCCAAGAAATTCCAGCATTTCTATTTCTTTTTGACATTGAAAATTAAATCTACATTCATTAACTCTGCATCTATTACTTTAAATCCTGTTTCAGGATAAATTATATCGCTAATATGTATGAGTTTTAATCCTTTTATTTTTATATCAGTTTTTTTCTCAAGTATATACTTATATATACTTAACTGAATACTATATTTATAATATTTAGAATCAGGGTAAGTATCAAAAGGAAATTTCATTAAAAATTTACTTTTCTTAAGCTCACCTGTAACTTTATCAATATATGTTTCTACTTTATCTAATTTTTTCTCTCTATTTGTTTTATAATCAAAAATATAAAAACAACCATCATTAATATTATAAGCTAATTTGTCAAGAGTGCCACATATTTTATTTTCTTCATCGTAAATTCTAAGTTCATTAACTATTAATCTAAAACCGTTTTCAATAAACCATTTATTAATACTTTTAGTTAACGGTGATGCTTTTCTTCTGTTGTCATTTGTATAATTTTCAAGTTCTTTATGTATTTCGTTTCCTCTTTTTTGTGCATCTTCTCTTTTTTGTCTCCAACGTTTTATCACTTCTTCTATGGTTTCTCCTGTTTTTACAGCTTCTCTTTGAGCCCAATATTTTTCATCAAACTGATTGCTTGCATATTTTTCTGCCGTTTTACTTGCACTTGTTGAAAATTCAAAGTTAGGTTTGCTTTTTAAAGAATATACATGATTAATTTCATCAAAAACTAAATCATTAAAAATTTCTTTTAACTTTTCTTTTAATTTTACTCTTTTTGCTTTATTCATGATACTTAATTTTTTATTTATAAGTTATAACACAAAATTAATTTAATTAGTTTTAATAGACAAATAATAATTATTAACTTTATGACAAGTCTCTATAAATCTTATTTTAATTAAAAAATTATTTTCTATATGAAAACTATAAAAGATAAAAAGAAAAAACCTAATCCCCCAAAATGTCCTTACAAAACAGATTGTATAATAAAAATATGGATAGACGGTAAGGAAAAAATACACCAATGCGAAACTTGTAGTAAAATAATAGAAATAGAATGAAAACTGATATTCCAAAACAAGCCAGACCTGTTTGCCCTTATACTAACAGATGTGATTTAGTACGAATTAACTTAGACAAAGAAGAAATTGTAACTTGTTTAAATTGTAATAGAAAAATAAAAATATGGAAAAGATTGAAATAATACATAATTGGTTAAACATTGCCATAGATAAACAAGATATGAACCCAATTACTCTTTTAAAAATAAATTTAGAAGAGTTATCAGAGCTTGCTGTTGCAATGGGATTAAAAGAAGAGTTTAAACAGCTGTTAATTAATCAAATAAATAATATGAAAGAAATATCTAATGGTTCTGTAATAGATGCTTTAGTAGATATGGAATGGACTAAACATAATATTAGTTATCTTTATGATATAGATAAAAATCAATATAATAAACATTTTTCAAAAGTAACTGAAAGTAACTTTTCTAAATTTTGTTTTAGTCAAGAAGAAGCTGATTTAACTATAGAAAAATATAAAAATCAAGGTATTGAAACATATTGTAAAAAGAGAGGCAAATATTATGTAGTTTATCGAAAAGACGGAAAGATATTAAAATCTATTAATTATAAAAAAGAAGAGGAAATTTAATCCTCTTCTTTAATTAATTGTTATTACTTTTTTGTTTACGTTTTTTGGTACTTTAATTTCTAAAATTCCATTTTCTAATTGTGCCCATATCTCATCTTCTTTTATAGGTTTTAAGAATCTATAACTCGTTGTATAATTTTCTATTTTTACAACGAGTTCATTTTCTATGAGTTCTAATTTTAAATCTTCTTTTTTAATTCCCGGAATTACTAATTTAATTAAGTACTCGTAATGATTTTCTTTTATCATAGTTTTAAATTTTTTAATTTAGTGTACAACTATAATACCAATATTAATTTTAAGAATTTTTGTCAGTTTCTATTAGCTCATAACTGTCAAATTTTCCTAATTGTTTCAAATGTTCTATTCTTTTCTCTATTGAGTCTGTCCATATAAATTTAGGATTTAGTTGATAGCTGCCGTTAGACCACTTTATTACTATTCCATTTTCTATTAATTCTTTTAAAGCATTATACATAGTTCTTTCATTATATGGTTTACTATTATTATTTTCTAACCATTTATTAAATTCTATTATTTTACTTTGATTAAAAGAAAACATATTCTCTTTGCTTATTTGATGAAAAGCCCAAAATAGTAATTTTACAGAAGCTAAACTATTTAATTTAGCTACAACATTAGATAAAGTAAGATAAATTTGAGTATAATCTAAATCAACTTCTACCCAACCTTTTTTAATCTTAGTAACAGTTTCAGTAGTTTCAAAATATAATCTTGTTTTTCTCATAATTGAATTTATTTGCACAAATATAACAATTTGTATTTATAATTCAAAATAATATTTTTTTTTTAAATTATTTGGAATTTTGAAATATTTTTTTATGAAGGTTTTTGTAGGTGTACCTACAATATTTTGAATGTACACCTTCAATATTTTGAATGTATACCTACAAAAACTTTTTAATAATTAATTGGAAATTAATAAGTTAATCGTTTTTTACTCTATCTCTCTATTATATGTAAATGCTCGAAAAAACTATACTAAAATTTAACTTTTACTTTAAATCAAACCTGATAAAATTAGTCATAAATTTTAAACAAGTAGAATTTTCTGTTTTTCATAATAAAAGATTGAATTTTAGTCAGATTTAAAACTACGCGATTTTAAAAAAGTTTTGAAATTAAAATAAATACTTTTAATAAAATACTACTGTTTTAAGTTTTATTTTTGTTCAGTTAGCTAAAATTTTTATGAATTCCGGGTAATGTGAGAGTTACAATCTATTAAAGAATACCAGTATGTTCCTGTAATTATGATGAAAGTCTTTACTAAGCAAGCAGGTGTCAAAATATACTCTAAAGGATTAGGTACTCGATTTTTACGCTTATTAATCTTATTTCTTATTTATGGTATCTGTTTTAGAGGAGTTGTAGGTTAGTGAAGTTGATAGGATTTTAGAGGTTAAGAGTAGAGAGAGAAGGACATATATACCCTTCAACCCCCTCCCCTTCGCCAGCGGGGAAACTAAAATGCCCCGTTTTTTTTTATGTCTATCGTAATTAAAGCGTCACTTATTGAGGACGCCCCCATAGCCGTAAATCAAACGGCGTCTGGGGGCAGCCTCCACACCGGCTCGGAAGAGTTGGTCGTGGAGGTTCTGAGTCCTCTGCGAGACTTTAACGATTTCATTCTTTTTTCCACCGTTGAGGTGGAGAAAGAATGGAGGCTTCCACAGCCCGTTGTGGAAGCAACCGAGGAACAAACCCGTGTTGCAAAACACAGTGGGGTTCTAATTCCAAAGGTAGCACTGGCTGCTCGCGAGGGTAAGCCGGTGAAAAAAGTCCTTGTTAAGCCCGGAATCCAGACCCGGGCTAACGAGCAAGGGCGAGGTCTTGGCGACCCTCGTTTGCAATTCGTTGCAATCGTAGGGTAATTTTCCCCCGATTTAGCTGATTTACAGCTATGGCGCAAGCCCAGAAGGTTAAACTTCTGGTCGGGAGGGTTTTTCCCCGAAAAGTTCAACACTTAGTAGGGGATTTTTTGTGAATTTTTAAGAGCCTGAATAAGGCTCAAATCTATAACTTTAAAATTTATTAATAATGAAAAAAAATAAAATTCTCGAAGCACTCACCGCGGCAGGTGCGTGCCCTGCAGGTATTGAGCGATTCAATAAATTCAACGGCAAAATTGAAGACTATGCCGTTGAAAACCCAAAGGACATCCTTTGGGCGTATGTTAGGTGCGAGGCTCTGCGCCCCGCGATTGACACCATATCAATTAACGGCCTTCCTGCTCTTGACTGGGCAGCGGAAAAGGAGCCCTACTACGCGTTAAGCGTAAGAGCGGGGAAGTATCTAAAAACAAGGACTTTTGAACGCTGTGCCGAGCAGTTTCCAAAAAACGCGTTAGAGGCACACGAAGACCTGCCTCTTTGGCTATTAACCCAAATAGCCAACCTCCACCCGGAGGAGGCGTTAAGGTACGCGTATCGTGCGCTTTCCGCTCAAACACTGAAGGAATGC